CGACCGCGTGGAGTTGATCCCCATGCCGGGCGGGGAAGTAAAAGTCATCCGCATCCGTCGGGATCCTGTAAAAATTAAATCATGACCTCGCTCTAAGTGGTGAGCGGGAAGAGCTGAGTGGAGCTGATAGGAGAGATCCTGTCGGCTCCATTTTTTGTTGATTTCAGGTTGTTCCTGTTTTCAAGTTAATTCGCCGCGCCCGGGCGTAATGCAGGGCGGCCGCCAGGGGGCGCGACCCCCGTACAAAAAAGCGTAGCGGAGAGAGGAGAAACAGATGAAGCGAGAATTCCTTGAGAATCTGAAAGTCGGAGACCAGCCGCTCTCCAAAGAAGTGATCGACGCGATCATGGGCGAGAACGGCAGGGATATCGAAGCGGCCAAGAAGCCTTTCGCGGACTACGAAAGCATCAAAGAGCAGTTGCAGACTGCCAAGGATGGCCTGAAGAAGTTCGAGGGCGTCGATGTGGCCCAACTCCAAGGGGAGATCACCAAGCTTCAGGGCCAGCTTACCGACAAGGATAAGGAGTGGCAGGAAAAGATGGATACTATGGCCTTCGAGGGAAAGGTCAAAGACGCCATCACTGCCGCGCGCGGTAGGTCGGCAAAGGCAATCTCGGCCCTTCTGGATTTGGATACCCTCAAAGCGTCCAAAAATCAGGATGCAGACCTCAAGGCCGCCCTTGAAAATCTGAAGAAGGAAAACGCCTATCTGTTCGAGGATGAAGGCACACCGCCCCCCTATGCCGGCGGCACAGGGAAGAATAATCCTCCCTCTGGTAAGTACGACACTGAGACCGCCGGAATCATGGCGGCCGCCGGGCTTGACCCTGAGAAGGATTGAGCCATCTGATGAAAGGAGACCAGTAAATGGCCAATGCAATCACTCTTGCACAGACTTTTGTGCCTATCCTCGATAAAATCTACAAGGTTGCGTCTGTGACCTCCATCCTGGACGGCAACCCTGAACTCGTGCGGCAGGGGGCAAACTACAACGAACTGATCATCCCCAAACTCTCCATGCAGGGCCTGGGCGACTACTCCCGCAATGACGGGTATGTCAAGGGCGATGTGACCCTGACCAATGAGACGGTGAAGTGCAACTTCGACCGCGGCCGTATGTTCCAGGTGGACAATATGGACAACCTGGAGACCGCTGGCATCGCGTTTGGTCAGCTCTCTGGCGAGTTCCTCCGGACGAAGGTTGCTCCGGAGATTGATGCTTTCCGGTTTGCCACCTATTCCGGTATTTCTGGGATTTCCAAGGTTTCTGCCGGCGCCACCCTTTCCACCGGTGAATCTGTCATTGCGGCCATCCGCGAG